AGCATGCGCCATCGTAGTATGGAAGGCATGATTGAAGACCGTCAGCGTGTTTGGAATAGTCTGGCACCAATTGAATTTGTAGAAACAGACTTACCAGAATTTACAGATTTTGTAACACCGGCAACACCTGAGCAATGGGCATATCTGCGCGGCAGGCATGTACCAGAAGACTATCCCGTCATGGTGCCCAGTACCACACGACCCGGTGTAGTTGTTCCGTTTACCTACAATAATCAAGTGGTAGGTAGTACAATAAGATTCTTGGACGATCGTAATCCACGTTATATTAACGACATGCAGAAGGGCTATGTGTTTGGCATAGACCTACAGCAAGCAGGTTGGCAACATGTGATTGTGACAGAAGGCATCTTTGATGCACTCTGTATCGATGGGCTGGCTGTGATGCACAACGAAATAAGTGATAATCAAGCAAGACTAATACGTAGCTTAGGCCGCAATGTCATTGTAGTTCCTGACCAAGATACCGCAGGTGTAGAATTAATTGACCGTGCTGTGGAACTGGGATGGAGTGTAAGCATTCCGGATTGGCCAGCCGGTGTTAAAGACATCAACGATTCTGTGAAACTCTGGGGCAAGTTAACAACTTTGCTAACTATAATGCAAGCCAAAGAAACCAGCAAGATCAAAATAGAGTTAGCAAAAAGAAATCTTACTAAGAAGATAGGTATTGTATGATAGACATAGAAAAAATAAATCAGAATTTACTTGAGGTAAAATTTCCTCCAATGATTTGCTACAAGCATCCATTGTTGAATTTGGTATTCTATCCTCACCAAAAATGCGGGAGCTCTACCTATCGTGTGTTGTTTCAAGAGTTAGGGTGGTTAGTTATTGATATTGCAAACATTGACTGGAACAAAGATAAAGTTTTTGCACATATTAGGGATCCGTTAGTGCGACATCGCAAAGGCATAGTTGAAGGTATTTGCAACTACTTTACAGAATTTGCAGATATATTTAAAGATCCGCTAGCAGCCAAGTTTCTCACTAATGTTACTATAGTTGAGTCACACAGTTACACCATTGAAAGGTGGCTTGGGAGAGATCGCGCAATATTAGTAAATTGGATACCTATTGATACATCATTGAATCACACAAAAGAAACGTTTAACTTTTTAAAAGTAAATGGTGCGCCGGTGTCTACTGAAATAAAACAATGGTTCAATGATCTTCTGCGAATGAATGAATCAACGCCAGACAAACTTTTACTATATAACATGCTAATGGCAGAACCGACACCTGGTGAAATTTTGAGATATATTGATTTTGATAGATGTTTATATGCAGAAGTTTTAAATTTTTACGGGTTTGAACCGCACAATTATCAAGGTAGAGTTGAACAGCTTAAGAATAATGGATTACCAGAGTTAGAGGCACAAATGTTAGCCGACCAGGAAGTTGCTTCTGGAGAATATTTAAAATGGAATTTTAATGCTTAAAGATTACGGACTTGAAGTCCAACGATTATTTTTAGAAATGATGTTAGAAGACGCAAGTAGTTATGTGCGTGTTCAAAACATTTATAATCCACAGAACTTTGACAAGAGTTTACGTCCTGCTGCCGAGTTTATCAAAGAACACACAGACAAACACAAGACCATGCCTGACCGGACGCAGATCTCGGCAACCACTGGCATCAAACTACAACCTGTGCCGGATTTGAATGAAGGACATTTTGATTGGTTCATGACCGAGTTTGAAGGCTTTACCAAGCGTCAAGAACTCGAACGTGCTATTTTAAAGTCAGCAGATCTCCTAGAAAAGGGCGAGTTCGAGCCAGTTGAGAAACTGATCAAAGATGCAGTTCAGATCTCTCTTACAAAAGACATGGGCACAGACTACTTTGCTGATCCTGCGGCTCGTATTAATCGATACTTTAACTCGGGCGGCCAAGTAAGTACAGGATGGCCACAGTTGGACAAGTTATTGTATGGCGGATTCAGTCGAGGTGAATTGAACATCTTTGCAGGTGGATCTGGATCGGGCAAGAGTTTGGTCATGATGAACATTGCACTGAACTGGCTACAACAAGGACTTAGTGGTGTGTACGTTACACTAGAACTGAGTGAAGAACTTACTAGTCTGCGCACAGATGCCATGTTGACCAACATGTCAACAAAGGATATCCGCAAGGACATCGACACAACAGAACTTAAAGTTAAATTGGTTGCCAAGAAGTCTGGACAGTATCGTGTTAAGGCATTGCCGGCACAGAGCAACATCAATGACATCCGCAGTTACATCAAAGAAGTACAGATCCAAACAGGCATTAAAGTAGACTTCCTAATGATTGACTACTTGGACTTGTTGATGCCGGTGAGTGCTAAAGTCAGTCCCAACGATTTGTTTGTCAAAGACAAGTATGTTTCAGAAGAACTACGTAACTTGGCCAAAGAACTAGGTGTGCTAATGGTCACTGCATCGCAGTTAAATCGTAGCGCCGTGGAAGAAATTGAATTTGACCACAGTCATATTTCAGGTGGTATTAGTAAGATCAATACTGCGGATAATGTGTTTGGTATCTTTACTAGTCGTGCTATGAAAGAACGTGGCAAGTATCAGATACAATGTATGAAATCTCGAAGCTCGACCGGCGTTGGTCAAAAAATTGATTTGGAGTATAACATTGAAACTATGCGCATTACTGATGAAGGCGGGGACGAAGGAACAGGGTACACCCGGCCACAAAGTTCACTTATGGACTCAATCAAAGCAAAAAGCCAACTCAAGCCTGCTGATACCGACTCACCGGGCAGTACATCTACAAAATGGGAAAAGCCAACAGGAACACACGCTTGGGATTATCAACCTGGTGGCAAAGAATTAAAACCCGAGGCGGCAGAAAAAATCACAGCAGATGTTCAAAGTACAAAACTCAAACAACTGTTGGGACAAATTAAACAGTCGTAGTTAGTAGGATGATTGCCTATCATGATATCCAAGATGTTCACTTAGAAATATCTACACTATGTAACGCAAGTTGTCCATGGTGTCCGAGAACATTCTGGGGTTACCCATTCAATGGTGGGTATCCTGAATTAAATTTATCACTTGCTGGTTCTAAAAAAATATTTAATGATAATTTTTTAAAACAACTGACAAGCATCCGCATCAACGGCAACTATGGTGATATAGTAATGAACCCCGAAGGTGCAGATATTGTTGAATATTTTAAATCTGTTAACAGCAATTTACGTATCGAAATTAGTACCAATGGATCAGCAAGAGACAATAATTTTTGGACTAAACTGGGAAATAATAAAACAACAGTGATGTTTGCTATTGATGGACTAGAAGATACACATCATTTATACAGACAAAATACCAGTTGGAAACAAATAATAAAAAATGCACAAACTTTCATTGCCGCCGGCGGCACAGCAGTTTGGAAAATGATTCGGTTTGATCATAATGTTCATCAAATTGACCAATGTCGTGCGCTAAGTCAAGAATTGGGATTTAGCAGTTTTCAACTTGTGGATCAAGGAAGAGATACTGCTCCGGTATTTAATCAGCACGGAACTTTAACTCATGTACTAGGAAAGTACACTGGAGAGACAAACTTCAAAGTATTATTTCATAAGAAAAGAACTGATCAAGTGTTGCTAGAAGATATTGTAGTGGATAGAATTCCTAAAAATAATATTTTGTGTCAAACTAAAACATTGAAATCTATTTACATATCTGCAAACGGTGATGTTAGTCCGTGTTGTTGGACCGGATTATATCCTAAAACATACGGCGCTGGGCAATATCATCAAGCGACCAATGCCCAACTAATTACATTGATATCAAAAAATAATGCGTTAGAACACCCGTTAGAAGAATGTATACAGTGGTTTATTTCTGTAGAAAATGCCTGGAAAATTAATAGTTACGAACAAGGACGTTTGGTAATTTGCGATGACATGTGTGGAAAATCAAATAAATAACACAAAGGGTTCGGGACCAAAATGCAGAAGAAAACTCGTAGTTTATTAGAAGAATTAGACAGCATGTATGTGGAGCGTGACTCCCGCTATGTTATCGAAAATCGTGCTGGTAACATCATTGCCAGTGCTATACGCCTGCTAGAGCAGATTGACTCCAGTTACGAGCCCGAGGCAGCTAAGAATTTGCAACGCAAGTTGATCAATGCCATCAACCTAAGAGATCCGGGCAAATTTACAAGAACCGTGAGAAAAACTGATGCAAATTCATGAACTAAATCGACCACGTCGCACAGATGAAGGCGTTCTAGGTGCAATAGGTACAGCACTGGGCCAGGCTGTATCTCCTGGAACAGGAACAACGCAAGCATCAAGTGCAGGTATCCTTGATCCTGTAAAAAAATTAGACGCTGTGATGAAAAATTCACAAATGGTCAAACTGGCAACACAGTATGCCGACGAATGGTTAACAACACAGCCAAAAACGCAACCCGCACAACAAGCATCTGCTCAGGCACCACCTGGGGAGACTCCCGAACAAAAACGTATCAGATTACAAAAAGCCGCACAACAGAACATTGATAAAACTGCTGCACCGGCCCCAGCAAAAACTGCGGCACAGACACCGGCTGATGTTAGGCAAGCAAAACAAGCACAGGCCGCACAGACAGCACAGGCTCAGATGGCAGTAAAAGAAGACACAGAACAGATACAAGCAAAGCAAGACCTTGCCACCCAAACTGGTCGTCCCAATCCATACATGACACCGGCTGCACAACAACCTGCAACACCTGAGCCTACTGCCAAAACAACAGCACCAGCACCTGCCACTGCTCAAGGATTTAACGCTGGTAATGTAAACAAGTTACCGGGCATGGGGCAACAAAAGCCTGCACCAGCACCTGCTGCCAAGACAGCAAACTTTGCTGGTCCATCTAGTTATGGAAAAACAACTACTACAATGAAGCCAGGCACCACGCCTGCACAACAGCAAGCACCTGCACAACAGCAAGCACCTGCACAACAGCAAGCACCTGCTAATCCGCAATATGTCACAGACTTTTTAAAGTGGGCGAATCAAAAGACTGCCATGCGAGATTCGACTACCTATCGTACTCTTGGATTGGCAGACGCTGAAAAATCCAAATTAAAACCACAACTAGATGCAGCCAAGCAAGAAGTGTTAGGTGCCCAAGGTGATTCTGCAAAAACTAAAGAAGCAGTTAAAAATTATATCTTAACTGCTATGGCTGCTCTGCAACTTGTAGCGTCAGAAAATAAAGTGGCAGCCTCAACAACACAGGCACCTGCATATGGACAACAAGGCAACGCACAGTCTAATGCTACAAATCCAGCCGCCGGGCAGACTAATGCCACTAATCAGGCTCAGCCCATTGATGTGAATGCTTTGATGAAAGACGCCGGGTTGTCTCTAGACGCATTGACAAAAGCAGGCCCAATTATACAGAAAGCCACAGGCAACGGCAACTTATCTGCCACAGGCGATGACGCAATCGATGGCATGTTGCAATTGATGGGATATAACGTATCATGATATTAAAAGAAGGCGGCAATGTTTTTAAAGATGCAAGTGGCCGCATATTAACACAACGTATTAACCAAGCAGATGTTGCTCCTACTTTGGCCTGGCTTGATCTAATGTTGCCGGGCCTGGATCTACAAAACAACACATTAGGCTCCACAGGTAGAAAACCCACGAGTGGCGACTTGGATTTAGCAGTGGATGCCAATCAAGTCAGCAAAGAACAGTTGTCTACACGGCTGACACAATGGGCCCAAAGTCACGGATTCAAACCAGAAGATTACATCAAAAAGTCCGGCATCAGCGTACACTTTAAAACTCCAATTAAAGGCAATCCCAATTCGGGTTACGTGCAAACAGACTTTATGTTCTTGACCAATGTGCCATTTTCTAAGTTTGCACTCAGTGCCGCAGCCGACAGCGAATACAGTGGATCAGCACGTAATGTACTGTTGAACAGCATTGCCAAAAGCATGGGTTACAAACTAAATCAAACTGCAGGCATTGCTGACCGTGCCACCAACAAGGTTATCACGGATGATCCAGACAAGATTGCCAAGCTGTTGTTGAATAAACAAGCCACCAGCAAAGACCTGCACAGTGTAGAAACCATTGTGGCCGCACTGGAAGGCGACGCCAAGCGTGATGCCAAGCTGGCAGACGCACGTGAGCACTTTGCCAAGATTGGCGTGCCTTTCATGGAAAGTGAAGAACCCTTATACAAAGAATATAACGAAGTGAACTTTTTGGCTCGACTGCGTGATCGTATTGTGAATCAAGGCATGGCAGTGATTGTGGAAGGCGCTAAGGATGCACGTATTGAACACCTGGAAGATCTAGTGTTTGAAAAAGGCACACGTGGTATTCGTGATGCAGTTGAAATCATGCAACATGCTGCCGAAGACACACGCGGCACAACCACAGTCAAGTGGGATGGCAAGCCTGCTATCATATTTGGCCGCAAGCCAGACGGCACATTTGTGCTCACAGACAAAAGTGGATTTGGTGCCAAAGGCTATGACGGCCTAGCCACATCTCCAGACCATATTGCCCGCATGATGGCCATGCGGTCAGGAGATCGTACAGAGTTAATTGGGCTTTATCAAAAGTTGTTTCCGCTACTACGTGCTGCCGTACCTGACAGCATGCGTGGATTTGTACAGGGTGATTTACTGTACACCAACACTCCTCCAGAAGTGGCTGGTGCTTATGTGTTCCAGCCAAACTTTGTTGAATACAAGATTCCGGCCAGCAGTAAGCTGGGACAACGTATTGGCCGCAGTGAAGTGGGCGTGGCTGTACACACACGTTATCGTGATGTTGACGCCGCCCCTGAAGCAATCAAGCAGGTCACACTGAACGAAGTTCCTGGCCTGTTGTTGATTGAGCCCAGTGTCAAAGACATTCGTAATGTTGAATTAAATGCCGGGCTGGTCAAACAGCTGAGTCAAATTATATCTACACAAGGCACTGCTATTGACAGTTTGTTTAATCCTGCTGATCTACGTGCTGCCGGCATTACTGATTTGCCACAGTTGTGCAAACGTTACATCAATTCTAGAATCACCAGCAACTACGACAACTTGTTGCACGGGTTCGGAGACTGGCTAAAAACCAATGTGACACCACGCAAGTTCAACAACATTGTGGAATACCTGCAAAGTCCACGCACAAACATGGCAGGTATCACTTCAGCATTCTCTGCATTCTTGTTGTTGAACGACATCAAAACAGAAATGCTAGGACAGTTAGATCGCCAACAGCCCGGACAAGAAGGCTGGGTGCTGGCCACACCTGCAGGCCGTGCTAAACTGGTGAATCGATTTGGATTCAGC